TAGTGCCTTTTAAATCTACAAAACAAAAAACTTATCTGGCTATTAATGAACCAGAAGTTTATAAAAAATTTAAAAAGGAAGAGCAAAATATGTATGGTAAAAAAATGGTAAAAAGACCTATGGGTGGTAAAGTATATAAAAATATTGTAAAAAAACCTATGGGTGGTAAAGTCCACAAAGTAGACAATAGAGAAAAAGATCAAGAAAAAAAAATGCAATATATGACAAAGTCACAAAAACGTATAGAACCTAAACTTAAATATTTACCAGGAATAGGTGCTAAAGTTAGTCCACCTGTAGGTAGATTAAAAAAAGGTAGTAAAACTACTAAAAGATCTAAAAGATCTATGGGTGGTAAAGTATACAAAGTAGACAATTCAGGGCAACAAATGGTTGCTAAACAATATGGAGGAAAAATACATGGATAAGATTATGTCAAGACTAAAAGAACCATCATCATATTCTGCTATTGCAGCAGTATGTGCTATGGGTGGTATCGTTGTTCCTAATTCTATGTGGCAAACAATCTGTTTAATTGGTTGTGGTGTTGCAGGTGTTGCAGGATTTTGGATGAGTGAAAAAAAGAAATAGGAGTTAATTAATGTTAGCTGGTCTACCTGTTGAAATGCTTACAATGCTAGGTTCTAGTTTACTAGGTGGTATGATGACCATTTGGGGACAGAAAGCAAAAGAAAGAGCTAATCAACAGAAAATGCTTCTTGCTAGAGGTAAGTTTCAAATGGATGAAATTAACAAAGCAAGAGAATTTGACAACAAAGGATTTCAATGGACACGTAGAATTATTGCATTAACAGCAGTATTCTTTATCATTGCATTTCCTAAATTAGTTCCAGTATTTACTGATGTAAATGTTGTTCTTACATGGACAGAGTTTGAACCTGGCTTTTGGTTCTTAATAGATAAAAAAGAAGTAGTCATGGACAAAGTATTTAATGGTGTTATTATTACACCACTTGATACACATTTAATGTCAGCAATTATTGGATTATATTTTGGAGGAAGTTTAGTTAAAAAGTAAGGAATTATATTATGTCTTTATATGAAAATATAAATAAAAGAAAAGCAAAAGGAATTAGTAGACCTAAATCAAAAAGTACTATATCAGATAAAGCTTATTCAAATATGAAAGCTGGTTTTCCTAAACGAAGAGGTGGTGGAAAAATAATGTATGGTTATAAAAAAGGTGGTAAAATTTAATTTTTTATTATGACAAAAAAAAGTAATATGAAAGGTATGACCATTAAAGGTGGTCATAAACGCCCTACTAAATCTGGTGCTGGACTTACTGCTAAAGGTGTAGCAAAATATAGAAGACAAAATCCTGGAAGTAAACTAAAAACTGCTGTTACAGAAAAAAAACCTACAGGTAAACGAGCAGCAAGAAGAAAAAGTTATTGTGCAAGATCTGCAGGACAAATGAAAAAGTTTCCTAAAGCAGCAAAGAATCCTAATTCAAGATTAAGACAAGCAAGAAAAAGATGGAGATGCTAAATGTTAAAAAAACCTACAAAAAAGAAAACAGTATATGCTAATAAAGGTAAAGCAGTCCAGAATAAATTAAAAGAAATTAGTGGAGCTTTAAATAAAGCTTCTAAAATGCACGCTGCTCATTCTAAATATTTAGCAACATTAATGAAAAAAATAAAATAATGGCTAGATCAGGTACATATAATTTTAATTTAGATATTGATGAAGTAATTCAAGAAGCTACTGAAATGATTGGTGGCGAAGAAACACTTGGACATACTCCTAAATCTGCTAGACGTTCTATTAATTTAATGTTAAATGACTGGCAGAATAGAGGTGTTTTATTATGGACTACATTTACAACTGCTGTTACTGTAGCATCAAGTACAACAACATATGCATTAGCTGATTCAGTTACAGATGCATTAGAAGTTACTTATGCAGCAAATACAAGTAGTTCTGATTTAGCATTAGAAAGAATATCTTTTGAAGAATATAATGTTATTCCAAATAAATCACAAACAGGTAGACCTTCTCAATATAGTATTAAACGTAATGTAGATAATCCTACAATACATCTTTATCCTGTTCCAGATAATTCTACAGGTGTTTTAAAAGTAGAAGGTATTAGACAATTAGAAGATGTAAATAAATCTGCAGATCAAAACGCAGATGTACCAGTAAGATTTTTACCAGCTTTAACTTGTGGATTATCTTATTATATGGCTATGAAAAGACCTGGTATTCCTGTTGATAGAATACAAATGTTAAAAATGAATTATGAAGAAAAATTAATGAGAGCAATGGAGGAAGATCGAGAAAGGGCTAGTATCTATTTTAAACCTAAAATAGGATATGTTTAATGGCTTCCAATAAAAATGCTTTAGCTATGTGTGATACATGTGGTTTTGTATATGCACATAGAGTAATGAAATTAAATAGTTATAATATGGTTACTTGTCCTGAATGTTGGGATGGTGCATATGACTTTAAGAATCATCCTCAAAATAAAGTACCAGATGTAAGAGATGATGTAACAATTAGAAATCCTCGACCTGATATAGGTGGCAGAAACCTTGAATGGCAGAATGTTGCTGTAAATTGGGAAGATGAAGATAAATGGTGGCAAACAATATGACAAAACTTACAGGAAAACAAATATCACAAAGTTATAAGCAGCTATTAAAAATGGCTGTAAGTACTAATACTGGTGTTACAGGTGATTTAACACAAGTGCAAACAGGTGATGGTACTAATTCAGCATTACAAATATCTACAAGTATAATACAAGTTGCAGGTAACTTTGGAGTATCAGAAGATGCTTCAGTATCTGGTGATTTATTTGTAGCAGGTGCTGTATGTGCATCATCAGCTTTCTTTTCAACTTTTAATGTAACGAATGTTACAGCAACTGGAGTTGTTGCAGATAAAGTTTGTGCATCAGCATTCTTTGGAGATGGTTCTAATTTAACTAATGTTCCTACATCAGGAGATGTATCTGTATCTACATTACGAGTTACACATAATGCATCTATTGGTGGAACATTATCTGTAGTAGGTGCTGTAGGATTAAATAGTACAGCTACTATAGCAGGAGCTACACATCTTCAGAGTACTTTATCAGTTGGTGGAGCTGCTACATTTGCAAGTACAGTTACAATAGTAGGTAATACAACTCTTACAGGCACATTAGGTGTAGGAGGTGCTACAAATTTAGCATCTACTGTTACAGTTGTAGGAGCAGGAACATTTAAAGATGATGTTTCAGTTTCTGGTAATGTTAATATAGGTGGAACAACTACTATTGCAGGTAATGCAAGTGTTGGAGGTACATTATCTGTAGGAGGTGCTACACATCTTGCAAGTACTTTAACTGTAGCAGGTAATACAACTTTAACAGGTACACTTGGAGTTGGTGGAGCTGTTAATCTTGCAAGTACATTAACAGTTGCAAGTAATGTTTCTATAGGTGGTACATCTAATATAACTGGTAAAGCTGAATTTGAAGATGATGTATCTGTTTCTGGAAATTTAAATATTGGAGGTACAGCTACAGTAGCAAGTAATGCTTCTATTGGTGGTACATTATCAGTTGGTGGTGCTACACATTTAGCATCTACATTAACTGTTGCAGGTAATACAACTATGACAGGAACACTTAATGTAGGTGGAGCTGTTAATCTAGCATCTACACTAACAGTTGCAGGTAATACAACTTTAACAGGTACACTTGGTGTAGGAGGTGCTGTAAATTTAGCTAGTACATTAACAGTAGCAAGTAATGTATCTATTGGAGGTACTTCAAATATAACAGGTAAAGCTGAATTTGAAGATGATGTTTCTGTATCAGGTAATGTAAATATTGGAGGTACAGCCACAATAGCTAGTAATGTATCTATTGGTGGTACAGTAACAATAGGTGGAACTAATGTCCAAGCTCCTAATGCTAGAGTTTGTGCTAGTGCTTTTTATGGAGATGGAGCTAATTTAACAAATGTACCTGCAGGAGGTATATCAGGAAATATATCAGTTAATAATGCTACAATAGGAGGTACTCTTTATGTAGGAGGTACTGCAACTATTGTAGGTAATACAACATTAACTGCTAACTTAGGAGTTGGTGGTACATTTACTGCTGTAGGAAAAGCTGAATTTGATGATGATGTATGTGTTTCTGGAAATACAGTATTAGTAGGAAACTTGGCAGTAGGAGGTACAGCTACAGTTGCAGGAAATGCTTCAGTAGGTGGTACTCTTAGTGTAGGAGGAGCTACACATCTAGCTTCAACATTAACAGTTGCAGGTAATACTACTATGACAGGTACTCTTAAAGTTGGAGGAGCTGCTACATTTGCTAGTACTGCAACAGTAGCTGGAGAAACTCATTTACAAGATGCAGTAAGTATGGCAAGTACTCTTGTAGTTGGAGGAAAAGCAGACTTTGATGATGATGTATGTGTATCAGGTAATAGTATTCTTGTAGGAAATCTTGCAGTTGGTGGTACAGCTACAATAGCAGGTAATGCATCTGTAGGAGGTACATTAAGTGTAGGAGGAGCAACACATCTTGCTTCTACTTTGACAGTTGCAGGAAATACAACACTAACTGGAACTCTTAAAGTAGGAGGTGCAGCAACTTTTGCATCTACTGTAACTATAGCAGGTAATACTACTATGACAGGTAATTTAGGTGTAGGTGGTACATTTACTGGTGTAGGTAAGGCAGAGTTTGATGATGATGTTTGTGTATCAGGTAATACAGTATTAGTAGGTAACCTAGCTGTAGGTGGTACTGCAACTGTAGCAGGTAATGCAAGTGTTGGAGGTACACTATCTGTTGGAGGAGCTGTACATCTTGCTAGTACTTTAACAGTTGCAGGAAATACAACACTTACAGGAACATTAAAAGTAGGTAGTACTACAACAATAACAGGTAATTCAGGATTTTTAGGTACTGTAAGAGTTTCAGGTAATACAAGTTTAGAAGGACAATTACAATTAACTAAAAGTGCAGCAGCAGTTGTATGTGCAACAGCTATTAATGGTGTAACATCTGTATCTTTAGATTTTGGTTCATGTCAAAACTTTAGAACATCAGTTACTGCAGCTCATACTTTAGCACAACCTATTGGTTGTAGATCAGGACAAACAGGTAGTATTTTCTTAACTCAACAAGGTGGTAGTGGTACAATGGCATATCATGCAGACTTTAAATTTATAGGTGGTACAGATCCAACCATGTCAACAGCTAATGGTGCTGTAGATAGATTAGATTATATAGTAGTATCTGCTTCAAGTGATGGAGTAGGTGGCGATATTCAAATGATAATTTCACAGGCGTATGCATAATGGGTGTATTTCAAAATAATTTAATGGGAGCTGCAGCAGCAGCAGCAAGTGCAAGTACTGATTTTTATGATTATCAGATTACAAATTCATGCAGATTTAATGGTACAGATCAAGCATTAGAAAGAAGTTTTACGAGTGCTCCATCTGATGCTGATAAAAAAGCTATATCTGTTTGGATTAAAAGATCTGGTAGTACTGGTACTGATTCAGAATTTGGCAGTACAACTAATACTAAAATATGTTCTGCTAATAATTTTCAACAATTAGAATTTAATACAAATAATCCTACAGGATATAGTGATTCTTTTGGATATACTCTTCCTGGTGCTGCTGGAGCAGCATGGACAGCAAGGAGATTTCGTGATCCTTCAGCATGGCTACATTTAGTCTGGATCTATAATTCTGATGAATCAACTGCTACAGATAGAATTAAAGTTTATTTTAATGGCGAACAAACACCTTTATCTACTGATACAGATTATTGGGATATTAATACTGCTGCTCAACCAGATTCAGGTACAGATTGTGGATTTGGTTTAAATAGTACTGAAATGCACATAGCCAGATACCAGTATAATGATGCTGGTTGGTTTGGTGGTCAAATGGCTGATTTCATTATGATTGATGGTGCAGCATCTATTTCTGATTTTGGAGAAACTAAGAATGGTGTATGGATTCCTAAAGATCCAAGTGAATTAACTTTTGGTACTAATGGATTTTGGTTAGATTTTAAATCAGCTAGTGATCCAGGTAATGATGCATCAGGAAATAATAATGATTTTACTAATATTGGAAGTATAGCAACACACGATATACTTACTGATAGTCCTACCTTTAACTCTGATTCTAATGGTGGTAATTTTGCTACATTAAATCCTTTAGTTGCAGTAAGTGGAGTAACATTTACTGAAAGTAATTTAAAAGAAGTAGATGATAATAGTGGGTGGCAATCAGCATGGTCTACTATGGCTGCAAAATCTGGTAAATTTTATTTTGAAGCAGAATATACAACAAGTGCTAGAGATAGAGGATATATAGGAGTTGCACAAGCAAAAGATTTAGCTGCAAATCAAGATAGTTATTATGCTGGTCAAACAAATAATTCTGCTGG